GGCTATGACGAGATGCCCTTCTACGCCCCCCGCTGGGACGTGGACACCGGCCACACCTACGGCACCGGCCCGGCCTTTGCGGCCCTGGCATCGGCCCGCCTGCACCACCGGATGACCGATGCCACCATCCGGGCCGCGCAGCGCGCCGCCGACCCCACCATCCTTGCGCCCGATCGGGGCGACTGGCCCCTGAACGGCAAGATCCGGCCGGGCGAAGTGGTCTATGGCGCGATGAACCTGCAGGGCAAGCAGATGCTGCAGCCCCTGGACGTCGCCGGGCGCCTGCAGCTGACCCTGCAGGAGCGGCAAGAGGTGATGCAGGAGATCCGCGACGCCTTCCACTACAGCCTGATGAACCTGGCCGGGCGCACCGGCATGACCGCGACCGAGGTCATGGCGATCACCGAGGAGCGCCAGCGCCTCTGGGCCCCGCATCAGGGCCGTGTGCAGGAGGAATACCTGGCCCCGAAGGTGGCCCGGCGTTTCGCCATGTTGTGGAAGGCGGGCCAGATCCCGCCGCCGCCGAAGGGCCTGGCGGGCAAGGAGCTGCAGGTGATCTACAAATCCGCCGCCGCCGCCGCCCAGCGATCGGTCGAGGGCAACGCGGTCCTGCGGATCCTGCAGGACATCACGCCGCTGGCCCAGATCAGCCCCGAGGCCGCGCAGCGCCTGGGCGACCGTCTCGACCCCGACGGGGCGCTGGAGATCCTGATCGAGGCGCGCGGTGCACCCGCCCGGCTGATCCGGTCCCGCGAAGAGGCCGACGCCCGGACACAGGCCCGGCAGGAACAGCAGCAACAGGCCCAGACCATCGGCGCGATGCAGGCCGGGACCGGCATGGTCAAGGACCTGGCCGGGGCGCAGGCGGCTATGGCCGCGCAAGGGCAGGGGGTGCCGGCATGATGGTCGGTCGCCCTGCCCGCAGCCCAGGGGACCGCGTCACGATCGGCGACGGGATCCCCGCCACGATCGAGGAAGTCGTCTACTGCCGGCACATGGACAGCCCGTTCTACCTGGTCGAGTACTGGCACGAGGGGCACCTGATCAGCCGCCGCATTCACGCGGAGGATTGCCGTTGAGGATCTGGCATCCCCTGTCCCTCATCCAGGCCTTCCTGCCCTTCGAGGCGCGGCGCGAGGGGCTGCGGCTGGCCCGGCGCTGGGGCAAGGCGGCGCGCGATGACAGCCGCCTTGCCGAGGACCTCATCCGGCTGGGCGGTGTCCTGGCCGGCCAGCCTGCCCGCCTGCAGGACGGCTGGCCGACGCCGGACCTGCCCGAAACCCAGATGCTGGCCTACCAGGCCGGCCGCCGAGATCTGGCGCTGCAGTTGCTGGCGCTGATGAACCTCACCCCCACCGAACTCAACACCCTTGCCAAGGAGCCTGACTATGGACCCGACCTCGATGACTGACTTCGCCCGCGACCGCCGCGCCTTTGCCCCCGAGGGCGACGGCGCGGGGGGCGGCGGTGACACCACCACGACCACGACCGGCGGCGACACCACGACGCAGACCGGTGGCGACACGACCGGCCAGACCACGACGCAAACCACGACCGCGAAATGGTGGGAGGGCGACCGCTTCGCCGACCCGGCCCGGCAGTACCTGACCGCCAAGGGCCTGACCGTCGATGATCCGCTTGAAGCCATGCCGAAGCTGGTGGACATCGCTGCCAATGCCGAAAAGCGCATCGGCAAGGGGCTGGACAGCATCATCGACAAGCCGGCCAAGGGCGAGGCCTATACGGACTGGGTGGCAAAGAACCGTGACGCCCTGGGCCTGCCCAAGGACGAGGCGGGGTATGAGGTCGCCCGTCCGGAAAACTGGCCCAAGGAAGCGCCCTGGGACGACAAGGCCGAAGCCGCCGCCAAGGCCATCGCGGTGAAGTACGGCGTGCCCAAGGAAGCCCTGCAGGAGATGATCAACCTGCAGGCGGCCAGCGCGATGCAGACCTGGGGCGACGCCGCCGCCCTGGGTGAGACGGCGAAGCGCCAGCTCATGAGTGAGCTGGAGAAGGACTATGGCGACCAGACGCCCAAGGTCCTGCACCAGGCGCGCCTTGGGGCGCAGTTCATCGGTGAGAAGGCTGGCCTGACCACCGAAGCGATTGCCAACCTGTCGGACGTGCTGACCGACAAGATCGGCGATGCCAACGCGATCCGCGCCTTCAGGGTGATCGGCGAGATGCTGGGCGACGACACCGCCGTCGGCCTGGGCAAGGGCGGCGGATTGACCACCACCCCGGCCGAGGCGCGGGCCGAACTCGCGCGTTTGCGATCCCCCGACGGAGAGTACTTCAAGGCCGTGAAGAGCGGCAACCGCAACGAGATCGCCCGTGTGCAGCCCACCATCGACCGCCTGACCCGCATCGCGGCGGGGGGCTGACGCACCGTCCGCACCCGCTGTCAAGCGAAAAATATGCCCGCCCTTTCCCAAGGGGCGGGCATATCCTGTATCAGGCCCCTCTTGACCCACAAGGCGAAGTGTGTCTTTTCTGGCCCCTGACGGATAACCCGCCTTGCCTCGGGTCCAGATGACAGCCGGAAAGAACGGCCTCCCACAGGGGAGCGGCATGACGGCCAACGTGCTTCCCTGAGGACGGGTCCGGTAACGGGCAACCCCTCCGAAAACTCACAAGACCACCCGTGATTTTTCGCAAAGGAGGGGACCCAGATGTCCGCCGTCGAACAGCACCACAAGCTTACCTACCGCGACAATGTGATCATGGTCGCGCAGCAGAAGAGAAACCCGTTCATGGGTGCCGTCACCGAGATGATGGTGAAGGGCGAGGCGGTCCGCGTGGCCGACCTCTTGAACCAGGTCGAATACGTCTACGGCGAAGGCCGCAGCCGCCGCAACGTGGAGAACCCGATCACCGGTTCCGCCCGCTGGCTGGTCCGCCCGGACTGCATCGAGAGCGGCCAGTACATCGACGTCGAAGACAAGCTCGACATGGCCGTCGACCCGACCTCGAAATTCGTGGCCGGCCACACCATGGCCGTCACGCGCGGCTGGGGCGACCGCATCCTGGGCGTCCGCCGCCAGGGCAACGCCTTCGTCGTGACCGACGGCGGGATCATGGGCTTCAGCCGCGAAGGCAAGACGCCGGGTGCGCCCGTCGCCCTGCCGGGCAGCCAGACGATCCCCGTGGCCGGCACCGGCATGACCGTGGCCAAGCTGCGTGCGGCCCAGCTGTTGCTGAACGAGGCGGAGTTCGGCCTCGAGGATGACGGCGACGTCCTGTACTGCGCCATCGGGTCCCGGCAGAAGGACAACCTTCTGGCCATCGCCGAGGCCAGCGCCACCCCGCTGAACGCCTTCCAGATCCAGCAGCTGATCGACGGCAAGCCGACGATGCTGCTGGGCGTGAACTGGATCTACACCAACCGCCTGCCCCGCGTCGGCACCACCCGGCTTTGCCCGGTTTGGTCGAAGAACAACGTGGTGGCCGGCGTCTGGGAAGGCATCCAGGGCGACCTCTGGAACGACACCAGCGCCAAGAACCTGCCCTACGCCCGCGTCTGGGCCCGCCTGGACGTTGCCCGCGCGCAGGACCGGGGCGTCGTCATCATCGAGTGCAACGAGCCGTAAGGCCGGACCTGAGCTGACAGGCGGGGCCAGCCCCCGCCTGCCCTTCCCATTCCTGCCTTTCCCATTCCTGAAAAAGGACCACCCCCATGACCACTGTCGTCAACGTCAGATCCAGCCTTTTCAAGCCCGTCGCTGACCCGCTTGGCCCTGAAGTCCGGCCTGAGCTTGCCCGTGGCAACCCCATCGTCGCCCAGGGCGTCGTCGCCAATGGCGTCGGCGAACTGGCCGGGTCGCGCTACCACCTGATCAACCTGCCGTCGGATTGCATCCTGTTGCCGGCCACCTTCTTTGCGGTCAGCACCTGGGGCTTCGCCGACATCCGCATCGGCACCTTCAGCGACCCCGCCGCGCTGTTGAGCGTGTTGCGGTCCGCCGCTGCCATCCAGCAGCCCATCGTGCAGGGTGACGCGCGCCACGCCCAGCCCCTGTGGCAGGCCCTGGGCCTTGCGGCCGACCCGGGCGGCGAGATCGGCCTGTTCTACCACGCCATCGCCACCGCGACCGGTGCCGGCACCAGCCGTTTCGCCATCCACTACGCCTACCGCTAGGCCCTGCCTGGCCGCGAACCCCG